TACTAATTGTAGTTACAGAAGAAACTGGCCCTTTTTCAAATGGCCCTGCAATCGCACCTATTGAGGTGGATACTGCTGGGATAACATTTGTAAGGTCTAACTCTCTGACTTGAACGCCAGGGCTTACTAAAAATGCCATGTCTCTTACTCCTTTATCTTAGAGTGTTTTTTTTAATCTTCGTTTATATTTATAAAAAACCAGTTTCCAAAAAGTCATTTTTATAAGTGTTGTTACTTATAAATAAACTCATGTCAAATAAACATTACGAAAAATATAAAGATACTATTAAAAAGGTAGCTCGTAGAAACTATCGCAAGAGAATTGTTTTACTTAACGAATTCCTTGCAGATAAGTCATGTAAACACTGTGGCGAAAGCGAAACAGTGTGTTTAAAATTTTATCCTCACGATGCTGAAATACGAAAGATAACAAAAAGAGTTGGTGTAAATGATGAAAGTCGTAAAGAAATAATTCAACTTATAAACAATTCTTTAATACTATGTTCAAACTGTTGGATAAAAAATGATAATGATTTAATTGAATTTATTTAGACTTTTACCAATTTGTATCGTGGGTTCTAACCACTGGACTCCAACGTGTTCCATACTCATCTACCGTTGTTGTCTCTAATGGGTCATCTACTCCATTATCTATAAAACCAAATGGCGCCATGTCCTGTTCCAACATATCCTGTTGTTCTGCCATCATAGTCTGTCGTATATCCATATCGGTTAATTCTTTAAAATATGTCTGGTCTGTTGCCCATGCAAACATAAACAAACACGCAACTAAATCATCTGTACAACCAGAATCCGCTTCAAAAGATTGACCCTTAACAATGAATGTAGATAGTTCATTAATAATTTGTAGGTCTTGAATAATTAGTTTATCATCTTCAATCATCTGTTTAAGATTAGAACAACCTATTCGTTTTACAGCCTTGGTTGTTCTTACTCCCAACTGAGCTCTACCACCAGAGAAACCACCACCTAATATTTGACCAGCACGACCTCGCATACTTGCCATAATTAGATTATCATATTCCAAGTCAAACTGCATAGTTGAGGCAACTTGTTCTCCGATGTCATTTACCTCAATGAGAACGAATGATTGGTTGTATGCTTTTGCAACATCATATATCTTAGCAGGAAACAATAGGGGTTTTATTTCGTTGTCACGATATTTTGCAACAACCTTATACGGCATTTGTGATACATCAAATACTAAAAATGCAGAGTAATCGTTTGATGTTCCTCTAGAAACATCAGCTGTCATTACATATGTGTGGTCTTTTAACGGTTTTTCAAACACATCAAGACCAGCATTAGATTGAATTGGTGGAATGTAGGACAGAACTCTTAGTTTTCGTGCTGCAATTAATGTATCGATACTGCCTAAGAATTCACAATTAAATTCTGTGTTAAACTGTTGTTCACTGGTGTTCTTTATAGTTTCTGCTTTCCATGCTTCATCACGGCCAGGAATTTCACTCCAGTGAACCTCAATGGGAATGTAAGTGTTTCTTCCATTCTCTGCATCATTCCACAATTTATAAAACATATTCATACCATGAGGTGTGGATACTATCATGACTTTTGTAGTTTTACCCGAACTGATCGTTGGGTATACTGAACTAAAGAATTGTTCTGCTACGTTGGAAGGAACGTATGCAAACTCATCAAGGAAAATAATATTATATGAACCACCACGAACCGCACTAGCTGAAGTAGAACTTGCAAGAATTTTTGAACCATTTTCTAGTTCCAAAGAACCTTTGTTCCAAGACATTACCCCTTGTTGCAACCACTTAGGTAGGTGTTCATATGCAAGTTGTAACCGCCCTAGCAAGTCTCTAGCGGTAGCTGCTTTGTTAGCGAGTATCGCAACATTGACCGATGGATTGAATAGGACATAATGAAGTAAATATGCTATAATAGTTGTAGATTTACCAGACTGTCTAGGAAGTTTGCAAATAGTAAAACGGTTGTTGTGAAATGTACCAACCATTTCTTTTTGAAAGTCATACATTTTAAATGGAACTAGACCTTCATCTAATGACACAATCATAATATAGTTTTCTATAAAATATTGAGGGTCACTCATACACCTAGCGTACTCTTGGACTTCTTCTTTTGTCCACTCTTGAGATACGTTTGCTTTTTTAAGGTTTGGGTTGCCTAAATAATTCTGTTCCATTGTTTATAAACCTATCTTTCAATTTAAAATGTTATTTCTTTTCCTTTAACATTTTTTGTAGTTCAGCAGTTGAACCAACATATAGTGCGTTGTTTACAGTTCTTGGAGCATGGTTCGGCACTTCCTTCAATTTTCTCATCTTCTCTTGCAGTTCTCCAAGTTTTTCCGTAACCTCTGCAACTTGTTTAATACCATTAAGTGCAACTTCATAAGTTCTTGGGTGTTCCGATTCTTTTGCAAGTTCTAGAATACCATCAATTGCATCTTGACCACGTTCAATCAGATTGTAAAGATTTTCTCTTTGATATTTATAATCATTGTCAATATCATCACTACTAGTAGCTGGAAGTATTGGGTGTCCATCTCTAGGACTAATACTTTTTTTTTCAATCTTAGTTGATTCGGGAACAATATTTTCTATAACACCTAAAGTTTTGTCAAGTCGCAACGTAGAATCTTTATTCATCTGAACCTGTCACTGGATTAAACTCTTTTGCATCCTCAAAGAAAGACGTAGTTTCACTAAATCCAAAATCATCATCTGCGTCAGCACTTGTTGGGTTTGGTGTAACTGTAAGTCTTTGTTCTCTCTTAGGCGAATTAACTTCTGAGTCAGTATACTGATCAACTTGAACAGTCTTGATAACCTTACTAGAAGTAACAGGCCCATATAAATAAAACTTTGCAGTAAATGAAAGAGTGTATATCAATGCTCTACGAGTCGTAAAGTCTCCTTGATAGTTATCTTCATACGAAATAGAATTTAATACAATTGGAACATCTCTTTTACTATCCATAGAAACATTATCATTAATTGTTAATGTATAGTCTGGTTGAAAGTATGGAAGAATCTGTTCTACAATTTGTAATGCATCATCAGATTGTTTTGCCATAATGTATAGTTCTATTGATAGGTTATACGGCACAGGCATATATTGTGTATCTAACTGTTTAGCTTTTGCACCTTTAACTTTTCTAAATCGTTGAACACGATTTAATTTTCTTGCTGAATCATACTCCAAGTTTTGAATTTCAAATCCAATACGAGGTAAAGTAATTGCAACTTGTTTAGTTAAGTCTGCATCTTCATTCAATCGTACTAAAAACTTTTCTCTCGGCCCATACGCAAGAGGAACTTTCATAGATTGATTTATGTTTCCAGAATTATCTTTACGAACAAGGTTGATATTGTTAAACATTGTTCCAAAAGAAACAATAACCTTTCGTATACTTTCGTGATAGAATTGTTGTCCTAGCATAATATATTTTCCTTATTAACTAATTGCGTGACCGTAAAGTGTAAGTACAAACTGCCCTGCGTTATATACAGCATCAGCAGCATCTGTACCACCCTCTACTAAGTAGAAGAAATCGTTTGCAGTTATTGCTGGTGTAATATTTGACAGTTCTTGTCCAGCAACCATTCCACCAGTATTAAATAATTTAGCAGTACCACCAGCAGCATCATATTCAATATCACCAGCAGAGTTTGTTGCAATATCAATATCTGTATTAAGTGTACCACTTGCAACAGCAGGTAACTCAATACATGCTAGTTCTGCTCTAAATACAATACCACACGTACCTACTACATATCTTCCGATAAATGCATTACCACCAGCTGGCAGACCAATAACATCATTTGCAGTACCACCTTTACCCCCAAGAGCAGTTAGGTCAAAATGAATTTTTGTTGTGATAACACCATTTAGTGTACTTCTTCTAGTTATTGGAGCAAAACTTGTTGCGACTGCACCAGCACCATGTTCAGTTGCTACTGTACCATTTAGAACTGAACCAGTAAAATTAGGTGCTGTTAATGTTTTGTTTGTTAATGTCTGTGCTGCAATTAAAGATACTAAAGTTGAGTTAGCACCAGTAGGCAATAAAAAGACAGAGGAGTTTGCAGCGGAGTGTGGTTGTGATTGTAATGTTTGTGCATGAGCATTTGAACTCTCACAATAGAATAATATTTTTGAAGCTGCACCAGTGTTTTTAAGATCAATAACACCACCAGAAACGAATAAGTCATCGCCAACTGTAAAGTCAGCATTTGTTGTTAATCCTGTATTGTGTGCATGAGTTAAGTTTATATCTTGGTCATTACCAAATACAATTCTACCGGCGTCTGCGAGAAATATATCATTAAATCCTAATGAAGTAGTACCTATGTCAGCGCCGTCATTAGCATCTGGAACAAAAGCAGTTTCTGCCGTGATTGTATTAGAGCGTATTCCTGATGTACCGTTATCAATTGCACCAAATCCTGCAGCGATTGAACCAGCACCTAAAGCGCCTGTAGTAACAAGACCAGTCATTGTAGTTATAGAGTTTTGTGTTACAGTTGCGACTGTTCCAGTTAAGTTCCCAACAAATGCTGTTGATGTAATACTTGTTCCACCAGTAACTACACCAGCATCAATTACAAGAGCTCCATCAAGAACAATCTGTTGACCACTAAGAGGAGTAATTAATAAGTCAGTACCAGCAGTTGAACTTAATGTATTACCATTTATATTAAGATTATCTACTTGTAATGCAGTAAG